CGGCACCATGGACTTCTTCCCTCTGGGCAGCAGGTAATTCACCCCATTGACCGCCACAAAGAAATTGGGGTCCTCCCTCTCCGCTCCTCTTGGAATAAATACTTCAACTCTCTCGCTCATGTCTCTCTCCTTAAATGATTGTATTAAACTTTCCCTCCGCCCCGCCCTTACCTATTCACTATTCACTATTACTTTTAATTCACCTCGTCCACCGCGCTGAAGCTGGAAGTGCTCATCACGCGCAGCAGTCGCTCGGGATAAAGTATAGTCGCGCCGTTAGTTTCGAACTTGTAGCCTATGGTGCTGAACTGATTCAGAGGGCCGCCAATCTCGCCCTTGTCGTGAATAATCATTTCCAGCGCACCGCCCTCAGGGTCGATAATGCCGAAGCTGTCCTTGCCGAAGAAGTAGGTGGCATAGCTTCTGCCGCCGTTTTTGTTCACATACTCATCGCTGTTGCCCAGCACGGGAGCAAAAACATTTTCGATGAATCTGACACCGTGGAGCTCACCGATTTCACCGTTGAGCAGCTCGTCGGGAGCGGCGTACTTGTGCGCCTCGATCCAGCCCTCGCTCTCTCGCAGGTCGTGAGCCACAGAGGGATGAACCACAGCGTAGTATTTGCCGTCAATTCTGGGCACACGGTTCTTCTTCATAACGGTCACAGCCTTGTTGATCATTGCCGGGGTCAGCAGACTCCAACCGTCGTTGTCGCTGGCGCCCATGGTGGCGCAGGAGGTGGGCACAGACTTAACCGCACCGGTGCTCTTGTCAATGTTGTCACAGTAGAGTACATTGGTGCCCACCAGCAGCGCATCGCGAATCAGCTTCTCCTGAGTCTCGGCGGCGGAAGCGCCCATCTCTTCTGTAGCGCCCAAAATCACATCGTCATAGGCGCGCAGCTCCAGCTTGTCGGTAATAGAGGTGTAGGTGCCGTACTGGTCAACACTGCCGGTTACGGTGGTCACACCGAACTTCTGGCCGGTGGGAATAACACCCTCGGTCAGCTTGGGAGCGCGCTCAAAGGTGTTCCACTTGCGCCATTCCACTGTACCGTGGTGATTTGCGGGCAAAGGCTGACGCTTTGCAAACTGAGCGTAGAACAGCTCTGCTCTGGCGTTTTCCAGCAGTTCAGTGTCGTAGTAGGCTTTCAGCTCCGGTGCCAAAGTGTTGCTGCCCGCAAAGGCCGCAGTCTCTCCGGTGTTGGCATTCACATAGCCGTTGGTGGCGTTTACCACAGTTCCCGCCTCTGCAAAATACTGCAATTGGTTTTTCATCATTTTCTCCATTTCTTTTCTCCTTTTTTTCTTCTTTGATTTTTTTGTTGTAGCTGTTTGTCGTGGCTGTTTATTTTATCTCCCCTCTACTTTTCCCTCGCCCCCTTTCACTTCTTCACTCTTCACTCTTACTTATTGTTACCCTCCATACGGCAGCTTTCTCCCCTGAGCACTGGCCTCATAGATGCGCTTTTTCAGCGCCTCCCTCTGCTCCCGACTCATCTGCCGCGGGTCACTGGCGGCGGTGCTGGCGCTCTGCCCGCCCCTTAGCTCCTCCGGCCTTGCCGCACCGGAGCGCAGTGACTTCACCGCCCAGCGCATACTCTCCTGCCGCAGATTCTCTGTCAGCTCCCTGTGATGCACCGCATAATAAGCCTGCTCCACGCTCAAACCGGTGTGGGGCGCAGTCAGCCGCACGAAGCCCGGGTTCTCCATCTCTCTTTTCAGGTCGAAGCCCGGCACCGTCTTGCTAAGCTCCGCAGCCTGAGCCATTAGGCTATCCAGATGCTCCCTTGCCGCCACCGCTCTGCCCATGCTCTGCCGACTTTCCGCCTGCCTGCGGCTCTCCGCCATACTGTGCAGATTCTTGTCGTAGGCTTCGCGGTATTCCGGGTCGGCCAGAATTTCGTCAAAGCTGGGCTTGCGCACCGGACTTTCAGATACCTCCTGCCCAAGGCTCTCCACCGGCTCTCCCTGCATCACCTCATCCGCAAAGCCGCCGCCCTCTTGGCCGCCACCCGCAGCCACCGCTTCACCCATATCCCCAGCCCCATCCTCACTAAACCATTGCAGCCAAATATTTTTCTCCATTCTCCCCGTCCTTACGTTATATTCCCATTTCCTGTCTTATTCGCCGCCAGCTTCCGCTGTGCCTTAGTCGTACCTGTAGTCCCTGTCGCACCTGTAGTCCCTGTGGTTCCTGTAGTCCCTGTGGTACTGCCGGAGCTGCTTGAGCTCTTTGAGCTGCTGCCGCTGTAATAGCTGTATGAGCTGACGGAACTGCTGCCACCGCCGCCATACTGCTTCAAATATGCCGCAGCCTGCTCCTGAGTCATGCCGCTGTCTGTAAGCTCCTGATCACTAGGCACATAGCCTGTCTTGGTAATCAGGGTCACCAAGCGGTCGTAGTTTGTATCCATGCGGTCGATGTCGTTTTGCTCCTTGTCTGCTATCATGCCCTGCTGATACTTGATGTCGCTGACCATATCTCTGTACTCGTCGTACTCGCTTTCTTTCAAATCGGTCAAGCGGTCGTATTCGCTTTCCAGCGCCGAGCCCTCATCCTTATAGCGCTGGTAAGCATCCTCGTACAGCTCCGGTATAATGTCGCTGAGCTTCTGCAAATATTCGTCGTATTCCTGCTGTCCCACGCTCTGGGCATAGCTGCTGCCGTAGCCGCCGGTCAGTGCCGCCGCCTGACCCATGCTGTCTTTCATGGCCAGCTTGCCCAGCCTTGTGTATTGCTGCTGGTACTGCCCATACAGTGGGTCATTGGCCGCCTCATAGGTAAAGGCCTGACGGTTGACTATCTTGTTGTACAGCTGTGTGATTTGCTCGTCATAGCTGCTGTTAAATTCCGGCAGACTGTATTCGCTTTCCTTTAGCGCCGCCATGGTGTTGTCGTAATCGTGGTTAATGTTCTGGCTCGCCGCCGATGCCACCGTCACCCGGCTTCGACTGCCCTCGCTCTCCTTTTCCCCGTCCTGATATTCTTCAAGCTCCGCCATAGTAAACTCCCTCTCTCATTTCAAAATCTCCGTTTTCACATATTCCGGGTACATGCTCTCAATCAGCTGGTAGCCCAAAAACACCGCCTCGAATACATCCTTGCAGCGCAGAGAGCACCCTCTCTCCGGGCAGCAGCTTATCTCCGCCGCCCCCGGCCGCTTCACCACGCTGACCGCGTTTTCTCCCTCCAACTCCTGCAAGCGCTTTTCCAGCACCAGCATAAGAATGCTCTCCGCGGCGCAGACAATGTCGTGGCCGAACTCTCCCGCTCCTGCGTGACCCTGAATTTTCATTCTCAGTCCCACCCTGTCATAGCAAATTCTGGTCATGGCCTCAGCCTCCCGGCTGTGAAGCCCGCTGTGCTCTCTCCCTTGCGGCAGTCACTCTACTGTCCTCGCCGCCTGAAAGCTTTGTCCGCGCCTTGGCTCTCACCTTAATGCTCTGGTCGCCGGTGATGGAGCTCATCAGCTCCGCCGCCCGCTCCGGCTCATATTTTTGCGTCAGCGCCAGCGCATACTGCTGGAACACCGACAGCTTCTGCCCAATTGACCCGTTGTAGCTTAGCTGCTGCATAAGCTGATCCTTGCCCTCAAACTCCATCATGCTCATGCAGGCCAGCGCCTGTTCCGACTGATTTGGTGAGAAAAAGCCCAGCTGATAAAATTGCAGCGCCAGCTCGTTCTGGCTGAGTCTGGTGTAGGAGCTGCTCTTCTGGGGAATGACCTTGATGTCGAATACAGGCAGCCGCATCCCCAGCTCCACCCCGTCATAGCTCTGCATCTGCCCCACAAGACCGGAGTTGTCGTAATCGATGAACTGCTCCGTGCCCATCCGCCCTGTAATGCGGAATTGCCGCGGTAGGTCGTAGAACTGGCGAATCAGCTCAATGCACAGCCCAATAAGCTTGCTGTAAGCTCTGTAGCTTGCCCGGGTCGCGTCCCGGCTGCCCTTGCCGCTGGCCTCCTGCAAGGCCGCAATGGCCGAGGCCGCCGTCACGCCGGAGCTTACAATGCCGGCTGATGTCTCCGTGTTGCCGGAAGTCTCTCTCAGTTCGTTTATAATGCTGGTTCGCATGTCCAAATAGTTGGCGCTGAGCGCCTTGTAGTCCACGGTTCTCAAGCTGTCCTGACCCAGATTTCCGCTGACGTGGATAATTGGGTTGTTCAAATCCAAAAACTCGTCCTCGTTTATAGCGCCGTCCACTCTCTCGAAGTACCTTGGCACCGAGCCCACCATGGTGTTCTTCAAAAACGCCGTCTGCATAAGGTCTATCTGTGTCTGACTGTTCTGGCATAGATCTATAAACCCATAGCCGCAGGGACTGCCCTCCACCGGGAACAGACTGTCGAACACAAAGGGGTACAGCCCGTGCTCATACAGCCCCGAGTGCTCAAGCTCTGCAACCATGTCCTCATCGGTGCCGCCCAGCTCCGCGATGGTCTGAGCTCTCATCGCTCCCTCATTTTCAGTGGAAAACAGCACCACATCCCCCACATACTTGCAGTAGTGCAGCACCGACTTCTCGCCCTCCCGGCGCTTGTAGTACACATCGATGACCGTGGACTTGCCCTCGGTGGAAACGCTGTCGTCATATATAAACCTTGCCGCCGTAAAGCCGGTGTTCCTCAAATGTCCCCTCAGCTGTGGATAGCGCTCGGCCAGAGTCTCATTGTCCTCAAGCCGCGTGTGGAAAAAGTATCGGCTGTCCTGAATGTCCGCCACACCCGGCTCCCAAAATACGTTGAGCATGTCCACCCGCTCGATGGCGATGTCCCCCAAGCCGTTGAGCTTAGAGCTGTCCCAGTACACCTTGAAAACTCCCGTGCCGGTTTTCAGCTTCTGCCACATAGCATCGGAGTAGGTTTTCTCAAACTCGTTTTGCTCCAAAATAACCGGAATGATTTTGGACAGCACCTGCGCCTCGGCTCTGTCGCCTATCTCCCTCGGCAGAATATTAGGCTCCGGATAGGCCTCCATAGCGTCGGCGTGCTTTGAAACTATCACGTTGTGCAGCCAGCCGGATACCGCCTGAAAGCCCTGCAAGCCGTCGCTGATCTTTCGCTCCTCCACCTGATTTCGCAGCTTCCACCAGTTTTCCGCCCCGATAGCCCGGCGCTCAATGCTGGCCTTTCCTGCCTTGTATTTTTGCAGTATTCTTGTGAATTCCTGCAACCGTGTCCTGTCCACCGGCAATTTAATCTCGTCCATTTTCTCTCCCCTTACCTATTCACTATTCACTCTTACCTATTACTTGGCATCAGCGGGTCTATCAAAAGCCGCCTCTCCTCCACCGGCCGCAGCGGAGCCACCGGCTGAGACATGCACAAATACCTCCACTCATCCGCCGCATGGTCCTCAAGCTCCGTGTCCAGATCCTCCGGATGGTGCTTGTGGTACATCATCAGCGGAATGGTGCGTATAAAATCCTTGCAGTTGGAGAACACATACATTCTGCTGTAGCCCTCCTCGTCAAATTGCAGCCTGTAGTGGCATTGCATCCAGCCCGGAATCCTCTGGTGATCCCCCGGCATGAACATCAGCCCATACTTTGCCGCCGTGTCCGCAATGCTCTCCCCGTGGCTTGCGTCCCAAATCGCCGGGTCGGCCACTCCTTGAATGTAGCGCCCCCGCAGCCACGGGTGTTCCCGCTCAATTCTGGCGATCTCCCGAAACTGCTGATCCGGTGTCCAGCGCACACCCT